GGACGTGGTAATGGCGTTCGGTAAAAAGCCCTGCTGCGATGATTGCGCCCGGGAACCTTCCAAGGCCCGGATATCGGGTAATCCGATAGCCCACCTGTTCCAGATGGGTGGCGGGGTGATGTTTGCAGATGGGGGAGAAGCAAAAACGGACTTAGGAGCCGCAGATCCTGAGTACACTAGTATTTGGCCGGGAAGTGAATACCCGGTAATAGGACCCTTTAGTCATCTGTCTGGGGCTTTGTTGCGTCCTTTTTTGCGACGCGAAGTATTAACAGAAGAAGAAACAAGACGGGTTGGGGACGATACTATTGAGATTAACCCGCAAACGGGAATGCAGGAAGTGATGGCTACCCTTCAGACATTTCCGGGAGAGTATGGGCCTATTGAGATGGTAAATCCTTTAACGGATTGGCCGACTTCTATGGACATTATGAATTTCGGGATAGAAAACTGGTTAAAAGCGAAAGCGTTTTTAAGTACCCCGGAAGGCAGAGAGCAAGCCCTTGATATCGCCCAACAACTACCTTCGCAAGCTATTGAAGGCGCTCAAGATTACATGACCCAGCAAGTAGACATGGCTGATCGGGGTTATCAAGAAACTTACGATCCGGAAACGGGCGAAATAAAGGACTTTAATGTTCCACTGATAGCGGCTGAAATAATGGCGGGAAGCCTAAGCCGACCTGCGGTAGAAGTAGCTGGCAATGAATTATTCGCGGGCATGGCTGTTCGACCAAAACGAGCGGTGGTGCGACCTACTTCTACTTTCCCCGAAGAGATAAGATCCGGCTACGGTACTGGAGAGATAGTAGATACTGAAGCCGCAAACATACGAGAATACCAGGCTTTGTTAATAGATAATTTAATACAGCTAGGAGTAGACGAGAAGCTCGCGTCGGAAGTTGGTGCAAAAGCCAATAAGTATTTTATGACCGAACTAGGCACAGCCGATGATCGATTAAGACAACGAATGCTGCAAGGAGATATAGAACCTCAGGTTTGGCACGGTGATGACTCAAACTGGAGTAGAAAGATGTTAGACCGCATAAACAAGCCTTTAATAGGAGCACGTCGGGGAAATGCAGAGGCAAGGAGAAAGTTTGAAGGGGCATATGATAGGGCTACGGGTGTTCAAAGAACGATTGTTGGTGATGACCTTTCTCCTCACTCCAGCGACATCCCAGCGGCTGTGTCTGAAGCAGATCAAATGTTACAAGAGGGTGTACCTAGCGATTTAATTACAAATACTATGGGGACACTGAGGTCATCCGCTATTATGGGAGGTTTCGGGCATGATCCTTTGTCTTTATATCCACAGCTCACATACACGATGGCAGAAGCGCGAGAGCAGTGGCCCGGTGCTTGGGACGAAATGCCCGAATACCTGAGAAGGGCATATGAACAAGAAGAAATGGTATATGAAATAGATCCCCCCGATTTTTCTTTTGGATTAGAGTTTTTAAATCCTCAGGAGCTTGCTCTAAAATTACGGGGGTTATCAGACGAACAATTAAAAGGAGGAGCTTTTCCAGACTTAGTGGTTGATGCGCAGCGGGCCACCGCTCCTCTAGATGTGCAACAGACTCAACTGGCACGGACCCTAAACAGCCTTAGTTCCAAAGTGACGGCAGAGGAGCGTAATGCCCGAGTTCCTACAGAGCTTAAAACCGAGGTAGGAGTGACACCGGTGTATGAAACGCCTAATAGAGCATGGTATTCGTTGGATACGGACGGGGCTGTAGAGTTGGAGGGTGGTTTAATGAACCATAGTATTGCAGGCTATTCATCAACGCTGCCAGGCTCAATACCGTCCTATACCCCGGGGAAACAGAAAGATTTTGCAGAGGGCAATATAAGAGTTTTTAGCTTACGAGAAAAAGACGGTCAACCAAGGATTACTACGGACGTTGTCTTCCCTATCTTAGGACCTCCAACGTATAGGATCATACCTACCATCCCGCCTACCCGACTCGCTATAGGAGGATCAGGACCTCGGGTCCTCGATGCTTATGGCTATAATAACGCGAACGTATCTGATGAGTATTTAGAAGAGTTGTTTGCTTTATGGAAGGATCTCGGCGTGGGTCCTACGTCGGCCATGCCCGACGGTGTGCAGGGTTCGGGAGAACAATACCAGATGTACCTAGAATATGATCAAGTATTTAATTTTACAGACGCTGTCGATCACATAGATTCCGGTCTAACAAAAAGAATTGATCCCGAGACGGGCGAGGCTTTTATTCCGAACCCCGATGATGATGGTTTTGCCGAAGGCGGCATAGTCAGCTTGGTAAAGGGGGGTGATCCTAACAAACACCGACGTAACCAGCAAAGAGGAAACAACTAATGGCTAACGGCGACCCTATTACTACAATGGTTGAAAAGGTAGAGGAAATAGAAATTCCTGATTCCTTAACCATGGAAGAGCAAGTAGAACTTGCAGCCCCTACTTCCTTTGTGCCTTCAGACGGGGGTCCGGTGGAACTGATTGAACAAGAAGATGGCGGCGTCATCGTGGACTTTGACCCCTCGGCGCTGGAAGTTGATGAAAGCGACTTTTTCCGTAATCTGGCGGAAGAAATGGACGAAGGTGAGCTGGGACGAATTTGTAACGATCTCCTGAACGAATTCCAGAGTAACAAGACTTCCCGCCATGACTGGGAGGACACTTATTCCAAGGGGATGGAGCTGCTTGGTTATGTCTATGAAGAACGCACGATGCCTTTTCGGGGTGCAACCGGTGTAACCCATCCGTTGCTGGCCGAGGCGGCTACCCAGTTTCAGGCCCAAGCGTTTAATGAGCTATTACCTGCGGACGGTCCAGTACGCACAACGATCATGGGGGAAAGAACCAAGGAAAAGGAGGAGCAAGCGGTTCGTGTGAAGGAGTTTATGAACTACTACATCATGGATGTGATGCAGGAATACACCCCTGAATTTGACCAGATGCTGTTCTATTTGCCATTAGCGGGGTCTACGTTCAAGAAAGTCTACTATGACGAGGGTCTGGACCGTGCGGTCAGTAAATTTGTCCCGGCAGAGCAACTGGTTGTGCCTTATGAGACAAGTAACCTGGAAACCTGCCCCTGTATCACCAATATTGTCCCCATGGACCTGAATGAGTTACGGAAATTACAGATATCCGGTTTTTACCGCGACATCGAGGTTTTGCCCTCCCAGCTCTCTGATAACGACGTAGTACGAGAACAGGATAAGATTCAAGGGGTTAGCCCCACAAACATGGAATATGACGCTAATCTGCTGGAATTTCATGTAGATTTGGATCTCCCGGGCTTTGAAGAAGTGGATGAAGAGAACGAACCCACCGGTATCAAGGTCCCTTATCTCGTTACTATTGCAGAAGATGCCAATAAGATTTTGTCCGTTCGACGTAACTATGATGAGGAGGATGAGCTTAAAACTAAAATCCAGTATTTTGTTCATTACAAGTTCCTCCCCGGGTTTGGTTTTTACGGATTAGGGCTAATTCATGCCATAGGTGGTCTGTCACGTACAGCTACTGCCGCATTACGGCAATTGATTGATGCAGGGACGCTTTCCAACCTCCCTGCCGGGTTCAAGGCCCGTGGACTACGGGTTCGGGATGATGCAGACCCCTTGCAGCCCGGTGAGTTCAGGGATGTGGATGCCCCAGGAGGTGCCATTCGTGACAGCCTGATGCCGTTGCCGTTTAAAGGCCCGGATAGGACTTTGTTTGAGTTACTGGGTTTTGTGGTGGACGCAGGTCAACGCTTTGCCACCATAACTGACCTGAAAGTGGGTGATGGCAACCAACAGGCGGCGGTAGGAACTACCGTGGCTATGCTGGAGCAGGGAAGCCGCGTGATGAGTGCAGTGCATAAGCGACTGCATTATTCCATGCGCAAGGAGTTCAAGGTTCTGGCGAGAGTCATGCACGAATCGTTGCCACAGGAGTATCCATTTTCGGTAGTGGGTGGTGACAAGCGAGTAATGGCGGCGGACTTTGATGACCGCATAGATGTTCTGCCGGTTTCTAATCCCAATATCTTTTCCCAGTCCCAAAGGATTGCGCTGGCACAGGCTCAACTGGATTTGGCGTTGCAAGCCCCTGATATGCATAATAATTATGAAGCCTTTCGCCGGATGTATGAGGCGTTAGGGGTACGTGATATTGACAGGATTCTTAACACTCCAAGCACCGCACAGGCGGTTCCCAAGGACCCTGCTCAAGAAAACATTGACGCTTTGGAGAAAACCGACCTAGAGGCGTTTGAAGGGCAGAACCATGACGCACATATCATGGCCCATCTTACTTTTGGTGCTTCCCCGATTGTGTCGCAGTCTCCGGATATTGTTACAGCACTCCAGAAGCACGTAACACAACATGTTAAACTGAAATCTCAAGAGATTACGATGACCGAATTTGAAAAACGGTCCAACGGAGAGGCTCCCAGTGATGAAATGTTGCTTGAAATGGAAGTCTATATGGCTCAGTTGATCGCCCAGGAGTTACAGCAGGTACGGCAGATCAGTCAACAGATTGTAAACGGCCCGGGAGCCGAAGAAGAAGGCCCAGACCCGTTAATTGCCTTGAAACAGCAAGAAATAGACATAAAAGGGCAGAAAACACAGGCCGATATTGCCATTGACCAAGGTAAATTGAATCTGGAAGGTCAAAAGATGGCTCAAAGGGGTCAGCAGTTCGATGAACGGATAGATTCGCAGGAAAAACAGACCACAGAGCGGATAGAGGCGTCAGATCGGCGCGAAAACATGAGATTAAGACAAAAAGCAGGAGAAACCCCATGAGTAGAGTCAAAACAGGTGGCGCTCCACCTCGAAAAACCCCCAAAGCGACTAAATTTGAGGTAATCAAGGGTCAGGGAAAGGTTCCCTTTAGCGATTACAAGGAAATTCCTACTCCAAAGAACCTTGGAAAGGGCAAAGTGACTACCGGAACCTCCCGTGGCATGGGTGCCATGCTGCGTGGTGGAAAATTTACCATTAATTAGGTGATATATGCCACTTAAAAAAGGTAAGAGCAAGAGAACAGTCAGCCATAATGTAAAAAAGCTGAGAAGCGAGGGTTATCCGCAAAAGCAGTCGGTTGCGATTGCCCTGAATACCGCCGGAAAACGGAAAAAAGGCTCGCGTAGACGTTCTGGAGGAAGATGCCATGGCTAGAATAGTGCTTATTTTAATGATGCCCCTTTTTGTGGGCTGCACCCAGATTGAAGGTCTTGCGGTGAGCGAGGGGGACAATGCTTTTGCGTGTCTGAGAGGCGAATCCTCTGGTACAGCAGGGGTCTTTGGTGGAAACCTGAGCGGGATTACTGTGGAAGTACCGGCAACTGTAGATACAAGTGACTGGCGGGCCGAAGACTGGGTTGCCTTGGCCGAAATTTGTGATTAACAATGCCGAAATTTTTGGTTTTGTTGGTCGTTATCTGGCTTGGCTTGTACCCCGTTTCCGTGCATTCTTCTTTAGTGGAAATAACCCTAGAAGATGACATGGAAAAACTGATCGCTATGCTTAAACGGCACGAGGGGGTAAAAAAACACGCCTATAAAGACAGTTTGGGTGTGTTGACGATAGGATGCGGCAGGAATATTTCTGACACTGAAGAGCATCACGGATTAGGGATTAGTGATGACGAGATCGACTATATGCTCCAGAACGACATTGAGCGTACTATCAAGGAATTAAGTTCAGAATATCCGTGGTTTAACGACCTTGAGGACGGTGCTAGAAAAGACGGAATCATCAATATGCACTTTAATCTGGGACGATTTCGTTTTTCAGGGTTTAAAAAAGCGTTAGGCCACATGGAAATGGGCGACCATGACCAAGCGGCTCTCGAATTTTTCGATTCCCGGTGGGCCAGACAAGTAAAAGGCCGAGCCATAGAAGTAACTGACATGATTAAGACGAATACCTATGTTTGAATATTCCTGTAAAGTGAGGCGCGTGGTTGACGGCGACACGGTGGATTTAACCATGGATCTTGGGTTCTCAATCTTTCATAAAGCCCGAGTCAGGCTCGTCGGTATAGACGCCCCCGAATGTCGAAGCCTTGATTTAGACCATAAGGCGAGGGGAATGCTTAGTAAACAGTTCGTTAAAGACCGGCTAAAATCCGCCAAAGAAATCAAAGTGCTTACGGAATTGGAAAAAGGGAAATTTGGGCGTGTATTAGGGACGGTTTGGGCCGATGACCAGTGTATTAATGCTTTATTAGTGGCCCATAATCACGCGGTTAAGTATGATGGTGCGAATAAGGAAACTGTAGCTGAAGCTCACGCTTATAATCGTGAAAAATTAATAGAAAGAGGGGAATTTGATCCGGAGATGGTATAAGATTAGCTACGATTATATCTAACTACATGAGGGAATATGCGAATGGATGAAATTGATGTAATTCAATTTATTCAAAAAACAATTAAGGATAGACGAAATAGCGTAATCGACATTTTAGGAAATAACGGCATTAAGTCCATGGAAGAGTATCAAAAACTCATGGGAGAAATTAGTGCCTTGTCTTACATAGAACAGGAACTCTCGGGCCTGATAGACAAACAGGAGCAATTTGATGACTGACGTATCCACAGAAACTTCGATAAAAGACGCTTATGTAGACCCCCAGGAACAGGTCCTTGATCCTGATTCTATAGATCCCACTTTATTAGACCGTATGCCCCAACCAACGGGTTGGAGGTTGCTTGTCCTACCGTACAGAGGTAAGGGCAGAACTTCTGGCGGCATTCTCTTGACCGATCAGCAGTTGGATGAAGATCAGGTTCAAACAGTGGTGGGCTATGTGTTGAAACAAGGTCCCCTGTGTTATGCCGATACGGATAAGTTTCCAGATGGACCGTGGTGTGATGAAAAGGAGTGGGTGATCTTTCCTCGTTATGCAGGTTCCCGGTTTCGTATAGAAGGCGGAGAAGTTCGTATTCTTAACGACGATGAAGTGTTGGCTACTATCAAAAATCCTGACGATATACTCAGTTATTAACGGAGACTGCAATGGCGAAATCTAATAAACAAACACACGTAGTGGATGATGGGCAGGTAGACTTGGAATTTGAGGAATACGAAGAGAAGGTTGTGATTGCCGGGGAAGAGAAAGAACAAGTTGCCACCGAATCAGCAGAAGGGGGTGACAGTGAGGAGGAGGTTGAACAATATTCCGAATCGGTTCAGAAACGTATAAACCGACTTACTAAAAAAATGCGTGAAGCGGAACGGAACGAGCAGGAAGCCCTTGGTTATGCCCAACAAGTTCAGGCGGAATCAGAAAAAATCAAGACTCGTTTAAAGCAGGTGGATCATGGCTACATGTCCGAATATTCTGGCCGAATTGCTGCTGAAGAAAAGTCGGCAGAGGAAGCTCTTAAACAGGCCGTTCGCAGTGCTGACCCAGACGCTACGGTTTCTGCCCAGAGTAGGTTAACTGAGATTCAAGTTCAAAAATCCAAGTTGGAAGAAGCGAAGCGTGTTTCTGAAGCAAGGGCACAACACCAAAAAGCTGCACAGCAGCAACCGCAACCGCAGCAGCCCCCTCAACAGCAAATTCAACGGGACCCACGTGCGGAAGAGTGGGCACGTAAGAATAAATGGTTTTCCATGGCTCAAACTCCGGACCGGGATGTAGCAATGACGGGAGCGGCAAGAGCTATCCATGAGGTCTTGGTAGAGGAAGAAGGATTTGACCCTACGAGCGATGAGTATTATGATGAAATTGATCTCCGCATTCGGGACATGTTTCCGGATAATTTTTCGGGTTCGGAACCCGCTGCTAGAACCAACGGAACAGCAAGACGTGGCGCTCAGACGGTTGCTGGAGCTTCCCGCTCACGAACTGGACGTAATCGACGGCAAGTAAAACTCACGCCTAGCCAAAGAACTATTGCGGCTAAGTTAGGTGTGCCTGAATCAGAATACGCGAAATACGTTAAATAGGAGAATTTAGATGTCTACAAGCAAGAAAGGGTTTGAGGGCACCGCAAAAACTCCTCGCGCAACGGAAACTAGAGAAAAAAAGGCTCAGAGGAAACCTTGGGCACCCGCCTCTAGTTTGGACGCACCACCTGCACCCGAAGGGTACAAACATCGATGGATTCGCGCAGAAGCACGTGGTTTTCAAGACACGAAAAATGTTTCTGCCAGGTTACGAGAAGGCTACGAACTTGTTCGAGCCTCAGAGTATCCGGATTTCGAGTCTCCGGTTGTTGAATCAGGAAAATACGAAGGTGTTTTTGGGGTTGGAGGGTTAATGTTAGCTCGTATACCACTCGAAACGGTAAAAGAAAGAAATGCTTATTACCATGGTCGAGCCAGAGATCTACAGCAAGCTGTAGATGATAATCTGATGCGAGAAAACAGCCACTCTTCTATGACGATCAGTAAACCTGACCGTCAATCTCGTGTAACTTTTGGTGGTCCTCGTAAAGAGTGACCTTTAATTTCTTAGGAGATTAGTCTTATGGCAAACCAAGAAACTGCCTATGGTCTACGTCCTATTGGTATGGTGGGTAGTGGTCCCAATTCAACGGGTGTCACTGAATACGAAATCGCTAGTGGTAACACTAATGTTATCTATAATGGCGGAATCGTAGTTCCACTTAGCACTGGGTACATAGATTATGCAGGTGATACAGCGGGGGGTACAACTCAAGCACTGGGTGTTTTAACTGGTGTTATGTACCAAGACTCCGTTCGGAAGCAACCCGTATGGTTGGACTACTGGCCCGGATCAGGCGCAGTAAGTGTGGACACGAATTATCCTGTCCGCGCTTATATCGCTGATAATCCAAACCAGTTGTTCCAGGTATCTTCGGATGCTTCTTTAACCAGCCGAGCTACTGCGGTAGCAACTATTTTTGCTAACACTGATTTGGGAACATCTGCCCGTACCGGTTCTACCGATACAGGTAAATCCAATTCTCAGGCTAGTGTGTCGAGTGTTAACACTACAGCAACATTACCTTTGCGTATTGTCGGTATTGTAGATGATGACGCAAATAGTGATTACACCGCAGCGGGAATTCCCTTGATAGTACGGCTAAACGCTCACTTTAACGCTGGCACTCGTCGCTTTGATTCACAGACGACTGCTGACTCAACCGGTTTATAAGGAGGCCCTAGATGACTATTTCTCGCGCTCAACTAGCGAAAGAACTAGAACCCGGCCTGAATGCCTTATTTGGGTTGGAATATGACCGTTATGAAGACGAAGCAGCAGAAATCTTTGAATCTGAAAGCTCTGACAGAGCTTTTGAAGAAGAAGTGATGCTGTCCGGTTTCGGAACGGCCCCTGTTAAGAGTGAAGGTAGTGCCATTTCTTTTGATGACGCGCAGGAGACGTATACTGCACGTTACACAATGGAAACCATTGCATTAGCTTTTAGCATCACCGAGGAAGCGGTGGAGGACAATCTTTATGATAGTCTTGCTAAACGCTACACTCGGGCACTAGCACGTTCAATGTCTCAAACCAAGCAGATTAAAGGTGCGACGGTAATGAACAATGCTTTTTCTACCGGTTCTCCCATAGGCGATGGCGCTGCACTGTGTTCCGCAGCTCACCCAAGCTTATCGGGTAGCCAGACCAACTTATTGGCGACTGCTGCTGATTTGAATGAGACTTCTCTTGAAGAGATCCTCATCCAAATTGCAGGATTTACCGATGAGCGTGGTCTGAAGATCGCGGTACGTGGTACTAAATTGTTGATTCCTAAAGAACTTCAATTTATCGCGGAAAGGATTATTAACTCTAATCTGCGTCCGGGCACAGCGGATAACGACATAAACGCAATGAAATCAATGGGAATGCTTCCAGAGGGAGCCGTGGTTAACCACTTTTTCACTGATGCAGATGCGTTTTTCGTTAAAACTGACTGTCCAAATGGGTTCAAGCTCTTCAACCGTACTCCGCTGAAAACAGCGATGGAAGGGGACTTTGACACTGGTAATATGCGGTTCAAGGCACGTGAAAGATATTCTTTCGGCGTGTCTGACTGGAGATGTGTATTTGGTACTCCCGGCGCATAGATACAGCAATGTATTAAGAAAAGGGCGGCATTCTTGTCGCCCTTTTTTTATTTGGGTATACTGATCTTGTTACCTGACTATCTCATCCCGAGATAGACACTAGCCACGACAGGAGACGCTTACATGGCTACTCATTTTAAAGGTCCAATTCTTTATTCCGCTGCCCGTAAAGGGCTTGAAAACCTCCAAGTTGGGGTTTGGCCTGATCAGTCGGTTTTGTACGATGACTTCACCGGTATACTTCTAGATGCTACCAATGACTGGACGGTGGTAAAAGACACCAGTGCTACCGCTGCTCTCTCGGCTGATACGGCTACAGGTGTTCTTGCTCTTACTTCGCAAGCTACTACTGATAATGACGGTGCTTCGATTCAGGGTAATGAGATATTTCAGTTGCCCTCGACTGCTGGAGAAAAACTCTTTTTTGAAGCCCGGTTCTTTGCTTCTTCTACATCCGGTTCTGGTGTGGGGCAGATGGATATTTGGATAGGGCTTTGTGAAAATTTTGCTACTAATCCTGAAGCTGCTTTTACTGCTTCAAACCGGATAGGTTTTCAGTTAGACGATGGTTCGTCTCTAACTCGATTAATCACAGAAGCATCTGACACAGAGACAGAGACAGAACTTGCTGCTGCTTATAACCTGACTGATGACACTTATGTCACTGTAGGGTTTATTGGCACTAAAGGTACAACTACTGATACGGTTCAGTTTTATTACAACCGACAGTTGGTTGGTACGCATACCACTAATATTCCCACTAGCTTGATGACCCCGGCTGCTGTCGAAGTGTCAGGGGATGCTACGGGTACTAAGAGCATGAGTGTTGATTACATAATGGCTGCGGTTGATCGTGGGGTTACCTACTAATGGCGACTAAAAAGGCTCCTAAGAAAGCGGCTCCTAAGAAAGCGGCTCCTAAGAAAGCGGCTCCTAAGAAAGCAACCGGGACCTTACCTCCGCCTAATAGTGCTGCTTATAAAGCAATGGTTTTACGTGGTGAAATCAAGGAGTAAGTTATGGCAGGTTCAGATACTTTTTCGACCTATATCGTTCCTGGTGATTTAGCAGCGGCTGATCCTAACGGAATATGTACGACCCAGACACCGGGGGGCGCAGGTGATTTGACTATTAACGGCGCTTTGGCAACTGCGGGGGTTGCTACGCTGGTTCCCGCTCGAAACGTCACTATTACTTCTGGTGGAGCGAGTGAAACAGGCAAAACTTTTACGGTTACAGGCACGGCTACAGACGGTACGGCGGTTACCGAAGCCATAGCAGGACCTGGAGTAAGTGCCACGGTTTCAACTACAGCTCTCTTTAAGACAGTCACACAAGTAGCTGTTGATGGTGCTACGAGTGGGTCAGTAACAGTGGGTTCGGGAACTACGGTCAATCAGGTAGTGTTTGCAGGACGTACTCGTTTACGGGGCATCTACTTTGTTAATAGTGCTGCGGCAGGAGTTCTGGACTTTAAAAACGGAGCCTCTAATGGCACGACGGTTATGCAGCTTATGACCTCGGGCACTGCCAGCACCGCCGATTATCCGGATATTCCAGATGAGGGGGTTTTGTGTAGTGATGGCGCGTATGTGAACTTTACGACCACTGACGTAACCGCCTTTACTGTGTTTTATAACTAAGGTAGATGAATAAGGAAGAGGCAATACGCAAAGAGATAAGGCAGTGGTCCTCCGTGGCACTGGAGCAAGTTAATCCTAATTTTTCCAATATGCCGCCGTGTCCTTATGCAAAGGCTGCTTGGGCGGAGAAAACGGTAGGAATTGGGTTTAAGGATTCTCCCGGCTTTCAGGACCTTACTACTATTATTTCCACGTTTGATGACCGCTTTGACATAGTAATTGTAGTGGATCTTGTGTTTAAAGAGGCAGAAGAGTTTCATTATTATTTAGAAGGGTTGAACGGCGCGATTGCAGAAGGGATCTTCATTGATAAGGACATCTGGTTAATGGGAGTTCATCCAGATGATATTGAATATGGGGAAGTGTACGACGTTGAATTTATATCAAAAACAGGCGATCCCTATGCCCTGATTTTTGTTCAACGCTTGAGTAAGCTGCATGAAGCTTCACAGAAGCTTAAAGACACTGAGTATTATGATAAGCACCTTGAAAGGTTTAATGGGGAAGATATCTATAAAACTCGTGAATCTTATTACCGGAGATTAAAAAATGGCACGTAAAAAGCAAGGCTATAACGCACGGCTGGATGAGTCGCTGGGAGAACGAAACCGGGGAAGTAAAAGCCAAAGTCTCAAATCCCGTCGGGACGAGAGTAAAGGCACCGAGAAAGCCATGGGAAAACGTGCTTATTCGGCTGTTGGAACTATGGATAAAGGAAGTCGCAGTAAACGGGCGGTACATCTTGGTGCAGCAGGAGCTGCTACAAAAAAGCGTTCCCGTAATCCAGAACTCACCCCCCAGCACAAGCGATTAGCCATGGGACAAAGTGTTCCTCAAGGAAAATCCCCTGTACGAATGCGTGGAGGCGGGGGCGCAGGAAGAAGGGGTGGTTAAATGGCAACGTCCAGTTCCACTGATTTTGACTTAGATGTCGCGGATTACATCGAAGAAGCGTTTGAACGGTGTGGCCTTGAGGTCAGGACCGGTTATGACCTGAAAACGGCAAAACGCTCGTTGAATCTATTATTGGCGGAATGGGCGAATCGGGGCTTAAACCAGTGGACGATTGAACAAACCAGTATCACGACGGCTTCAGGGATCAGGGTATATCCCGGTGGAACCCTGACCATGACGGTAGGGGCTTCTGGTGCATTTTCAGTTGGTGAAACCATTACCGGGAGTGTCAGCGCAGCTACCTGTTCTATAACAAACCTACCCTCTGCTACTTCATTCGCTATTACCATTCCGGTAGGACTCTTTACTACTGCTGATACCTTAACCGGTGGAAGCAGCGGTGCTACGACTACACTGACAGCAGCCGTTGATTTTGCCGATGTACAAAGCACTATTGATATTTTAAGTACGGTAGTACGGCGGAACAACACTGATTATTCTGTACCCCGGGTAAGTCGGGATGATTATCTGACCATTCCCAATAAAACTACTACAGGACGCGTAGATCAGTTCTTTTTGAATAGGTTAATTACGCCGGAGCTAAAAGTATGGCCTGTTCCAGATAACAATACCGATATTATTATTTTTAACCGATTAACCCGGGTTCAGGATGCAGATACCTATACCAATACGTTTGAGGTGCCTTTTAGGTTTTATCCGTGTTTGGCAGCAGGTTTGGCTTATTATCTGTCAATTAAACGAGCGCCGGATCGTACACAATTGTTAAAAACGATTTATGACGAAGAATTTGACAGGGCAGCGGTGGAAGACCGTGATAGGGCGTCCTTTACTATTCAGCCCGGTCTGTCGTATTCGAGGTTTAACTAATGGCTAAATTTGCATTAGGAAAGTTTGCATTAGGTATTTCGGATCGCTCCGGGTTCCAGTACAAGCTTAATGACATGAAACTGGAATGGACGGGGCTATTGGTCGGACCCGATGAGTGGGAAAAGAAACAACCCCAGCTCGATCCACGACGCCATGTGACTGATCCACAGGCACTTAAAGATGCACGGCCTAATTCGCCCATGGTTCTATCGGTATATGTGGGAGTGCCCAATGTCGCTGATGACGGACTCTGGAAACCGATGAATTGTTTTGGGCAGGTAGGTCAGGTAACGGTGACAACGACATAATGGCTTTTACATACGCACAGTTGAAAACAGCGATACAGGACTATACCCAGAATACGGAGACGTCTTTTGTGACCAATCTTCCTATTTTTATTCGTTCCTCGGAAGAACGCATCCTGAAGACGGTGCAATTAAGTCTGTTTCGTAAGAATTCTGCGGGAAACCTGACAAGTGCAGACGAGTACCTGTCAATGCCCAGTGACTTTTTAGCGCCTTTTTCGTTGTCCTATACTGATGCAAGCAGTGATAAAAACTTTCTGGATTTCAAGAGTGTTAACTTTATACAAGCCTTTAACCCTGATGTGGCTACTACGGGGGGTCCACGCTTTTACGCGGTTTTTGATGTAAACAACTTTATTATTGGACCTACTCCTGATAGCAGTTATGCTGTGGAATTGCATTATTACTACCGGCCAGACAGTCTCACCGCAGGAGCGGACGGGGGTACTACATGGCTCAGTACCAATGCGGAATTAACCCTGTTGTACGGGTGTTTAATTGAGGCGTATGTCTATATGAAAGGGGAGCCAACGCTCATGCAAGAGTACGAAAAACGATTTGGTGAATCCCTGGTAGCTTTGAAACAATATGGTGAGGCGAAAGAAGTTACTGATGACTATCGTACCGGAATGGTTATAAGGGAGAAGACATGAGGACCCCGGCGCTTGGAATAAGTAATGAGTTCAAGGTGGACGTAGTAACTACGCAGAACAGGGGACAAACCCCTGAAGAAGTGGCCGAACGATGTATAAATAAAATTGTGGGTATTTCGGCTACAGCAGATCCGGTAATCCGGCAACAGGCACAAGCCTACAAGACGCAAATTGAACAAGTAATTGTTCATTATATGAAGCAAGCGATTCAAAGTGACAGAACCACGGTTTATAATGCTTTGTTAGATGCCGGGGAACCCAAATTAGCCGACTTGATTAGGAGATTATGATATGGCTTTCACAGGAAACTTTATGTGTACCAGTTTCAAGGTAGAACTTATGACTGCTACTCATGACTTTACTAATAGTTCCGGCAATACGTTTAATATTGCCATGTACGATAACAATTCCTCTTTTACTGCGGCGACTACAGCGTATACAGCGACAGATGAAGTATCGGGAACGGCCTATGTAGCCAAAGGCAATACGTTAGTGAATGTTACGCCTACAAGTTCCAGCACCACCGCTTATACCGATTTTGGGGATTCTACGTGGAGTAGTTCTACCATTACGGCGCGAGGGGCGATGATCTTTAATGACACCGCTAGTGGAGATCCCAGTGTAGTGATTCTTGATTTTGGATCGGATAAGTCTTCAAGTTCCGGGGATTTTACGATTGTATTTCCAACCGGTGATTCTACGAGTGCCATTATCAGGATAGCTTAATATGGCCGGGGTAACAGTCACCCTTGAAGGCTGGGGCGTTGATGTTTGGGATGCGGGAGCTTGGGGAGAAACCAGTGCCGGTCAGGTAGGCACCGCTTCTGTTGGAGCAGCCACCGTTACTGGGGACGCTAATGTCAGTGTTACTGGGGTAGCGGCAACAGGATCGGTAGGAACGGTAAGCGTTACCGTGGTATACCATGTCAATGTTAATGTTACCGGGGTAGCGGCAACAGGACAGGTTGGAAGTGTAGTCGGAAGTATTCCGGTAACCGTTCATCTCCAGGGATGGGGAATAGGAGACTGGGGGGATAGCTCATGGGGCTATTCTAATTCCGGTTCTGTAGGTACGACGGCTGTTGGGTCAGTTGTTGCCACAACAGAGGGAACGGTCAATCTTACAGGCTTGAGTGCGACTACCGGGCTAGGAACGGTTAGCGTAATAACCAACAGTGCGCTGAGTGTTACTGGCGTATATGGGACGGCTAGTGTAGGAACGGCAACTACGGAACAAGGAGTTACTGTTTCTGTAACTGGTTTATTGGCGACAGGGAGTGTAGGAACTCCAACCGTTACGAATATAACTAATGCGTTTGTAACCGGAGTGTATGCAACAGGAGAGACATCAGGAGTCCAGGTATGGATGGAAATAGTACCGTCGCAAACACCAAATTGGGTAGAGATAGCGGCTTAAACAAGAGGTTTTAAACATGGCAACTTATGTAAATAATTTAAGGCTTAAAGAGATTGCAACCGGGGCGGAGTCGGGTACCTGGGGCACGAGCACAAATACTAATCTCGAATTGATCGCGGACGGTCTTGGTTACGGCACTGAACAGGTGGCAGCGGATTCCAATGAAACCTTCACTATGGCAGATGGAGTGGCAGATGGTATGCGGGGGATGTACCTGAAGTTCACTTCAGCCGGTTCACTAACTGCGACCCGTACCCTGACACTTGCTCCTAACACGGTTTCCAAGGTGTGGATTATCGAAAATGCCACTACAGGAAGCCAGACCATTACGATCAAGCAGGGTTCTGGAGGAACAGTTAATATAGCTAGTGGCACGAAGAAGATGGTGTATACAGATGGAGCTGGGTCTGGAGCCGCTGTGTATGCGGGATTGGACGAAGATAGTGCTGGTGCTGACATAGCTTCGGCAACGGCTACCGACCTCACCGCCGCTACCGGCAATACAGTAGTCATTACAGGCACAACGACAGCTACAAGCCTCACAATGAATGTGGGTCAGCAGATGATACTGCTACCTTCTGGCGCATGGCCTCTGACCTATGACGCCACGACAATGAACATCAATGGTGGCGTGAGTTATACCTGTGCCGCAGGGGATAGGCTTTATGCGGTAAAAGATTTAGCTGGTGTTATCCGGGTGTCAGTGTTTAAACAGGATGGAACGTCGGTTGTGGCAGCAGCGAGTGATGCTACACAAACCTTGAGTGATGGAGCTACGGTTAATTGGGATATGGCTTCTGGAAATATAGGTCTTTGGGCGATAGGCGGAAATAGAGCACTTGCTGCCCCTACAAACCTTGTAGTGGGTTCTTCTGCGCTAAGAATTACTCAGGATGTTACAGGTAGCAGAACTGTTACTTGGAACGCTATATTCAAGTGGTCCGCTGGTGCTGCGCCAGTGTTGTCTACAGCGGGTGGTGCAGTAGACATCGTGTCCTTTATTTACGACGGCACTAGCCTCTATGGGTCATTGGTATCGAGAGGTGCTGCATAATGATGGCGTGTTTGGAAACAGACAAACCAATGCAGCTTCAAGTTGAGCACTACTTTTCTTGCCCAATTTATTTACTTGAACGGCCAGATTTCCTAGAAGCGGTCAATGAGGTGTCTGAAGAATACCTCAAGGTAGCGCGGAAGAAGGGCGCACAGCACGAAATTTATCCCCTTTATATGACAGACAACTATTGGGGTGATGAACGTGTAGGAGCATTCGTAGATTTTGTTGGGGCAACTGCTTGGAATATTCTGGATGAACAAGGATACGTCATGCAAGGCAATACAGTGTCATTCTTAGAAATGTGGACGCAAGAGCACCATAAGTATTCAGCAATGGAGCAACACATTCATGGTAGTACGGCGCAGATCGTTGGGTTTTACTTTCTTGAAGTACCGGACCATAGTTCTCGTCTGGTGTTTCACGATCCTAGGGCAGCAAAGGTTCAGATTGACTTGCCTGAGAAAGACATAAAGAAAGTTACACCCGCCACCAAAACGGTTAATTTCACGCCTAAGCCCGGAACGTTGATGTTTGCTAACCCTTGGCTGGCGCACTCGTTAACCAGTAATGCCGCCGATAAACCTCTTAAATTTGTCCACTTCAACATAGCCGTGCAAATACCCCCTTCCGGTGTTGCGGCTCCCGTACTCAATAGGGTGGATGAGGCGCTGAAGTCTCCCTTCGCGGAGGTGGTATGAACGTCTACCGAATCCGCTTTAATAAGAGACGAGGACAAGCTGGATTTGGTTCAGTGGATCATGTCTGGCGTGTGTGGGAAAACGACAAAGAATATTTGTTTAAACATCTGGACATTACAGTGCCAGTTAAAAGCGAGAAAGATACGAATGGTATGGATTACAATATAACTTGCGAAGGTGAAATGAATATGAACCGTGAAACCTCTACCGCCCACATCGGGCAGAAGCAGGTGGTCACAAAGCCGCGAGGTGCTGCATAATGATGGCATTTACTGGTCCTCCGTTAATAGTGCTGGCCCCCGGCACAGGGAACGATTACAACGTACACACGGCTGCGGGTGCGCCGTCTTATGCAGTCCGTTGTGAGGTAACATTTAATTCTAACCGGGATTCCACGAGTACTGGTACTCCGGCTATTAGAACGGGTACTACTTGGCGGGCGGGTAGCGAGATTTTAGTTAAGCAGAACGCTATATGTACTGCCCGTGTTGGTTCTACTGGTTCTCCCGGTGCGGCGGGTAATCCCGGTACGGCAGGTAATCCCGGTTCTACGGGTTCTGCAGGATCGTCGGGTAATCCCGGTACGGCGGGTAATACTGGTGGTGCGGGGGGTACTGGTCCCGGTGGTTCCGGTGGTTCCGGTGGTGCTGGTGGCCCCGCACCCGGATCGTCGGGTAGTCCCGGCTCTGCGGGGGGTACTGGTGGTACGGGCCTTACCGGATCAGCGGGTAATCCCGGTAATCCCGGGAATGCTGGTGGTACTGGCGGTACTGGCGGTACTGGAAATACCGGTGGTACTGGTGGCACTGGTAGTACTGGTGATACTGGCGGCACTGGTGGTAGTGCATTTACTGCTGACACTAATAGCGGTGTCGTAACCGTTGTTTATAATTCAGGTACGCTAATAAGCGTAGGTGGTCCCGGTGGTCCCGGTGGTGGTGCTGGTCCCGGTGGTAGTGCTGGTCCCGGTGGTCCCGGTGGTACTGGTCCCGGCGGTCCCGGTGGTGCTGGTGGTGCTGGTGGTGCTGGTGGTGCTGGCGGTCCCGGTGGTGGCGGCGGTGGCGGTGGTGGCGCTGCTTGGTGCGGCCATGGTGGACCTTGGCCGACTTGTACATTTGGTGGCGGTGGTGGCGGTGGTGGTGCCGGAACTCCCGGTGGTGGTGGTGGCAGTGCTGGTAGCGGTGGCGCCGTTAATCCCGGTTGTACTGGCGGAGCTAATACTGGAGGTGCGGCAGGAAACGCCCCAATATCGCCGGGTGGTGCTGGCGGTAATCTAGGTTCCTCAGGATCGGCGGGCAGCCCCACCGCCAGCCCGGCAAACCCCGGCTTGTCTGGTGGAACAGGAGGCGCTGCGGGTTCCGGTCCGGGTCCTACTGGTCCTCCGGGTGGAACTGGTCCTGCGGGTGGAACTGGTCCAGCGGGTCCAGCCGGTCCAACTGGTCCTGCGGGTAATCCGGGTTCAGCAGGTTCAGCAGGTTCCACGGGTTCCACGGGGCCAGCAGGTCCAGCGGTAGATGGTGACGCAAACATTACATGGCGGCAATTTGGTACACGAACCGGCCAGATAACGTAAGGAGGTAGGATGAAAATTAAATATAAAATTATTCAAGTTAATCCGGCGGATCACGGCATTGTTGTTCGCTTTTATACAGACACAATAAGCGAGGAAGACTTAGCTATTCGTAATCCTGATACGGGTGAAATCATCTTAGACGATGATGGAAATATAGGGTCTTGCCGAACCGATTACAGCATTACTTTATGGGATGCACCTGCCTTAACTGGGGAAGCCCTAGAAGAGGTGATTATGCGTTCCGCCCCGGTACAGTGGTTTGAGCTACTGGGTAAGGTATCTGATGCAAGCGTGGACACATCGCTTTCTGAGATTCCACTTAATACTGTAGTCACAAAGGACCCTCCTACTAGAAGGTGAAAGCGTCAGAATAAGATGATTATAAATGATCAATTATTTTACATACACATTCCTAGAACTGGCGGAAGATTTTTTAAAGAAATGTTACCCGATAACGTAGAAGTACCCCTTTTTGGGAAATACTATAAGGGTATAGACCGTCTCCACTTACACTACCCTCTGTATAATGAGTGCTTTAGTGTAAAAGATATGGATCATTTGACAATAGTTAGAAATCCGTTTGATAGATTTAAATCAGCACTTAAAGGTCCCCTTGAAACTACTTCTTACGATTATTTTTTTAAAAATGGATTTGATGGTGCAATTGAGCTGTTATCAGAGGCAAATTTTGACATAGGTAATTGGTTCAGGCCTCAACATGAATTTGTGTCTGAAACTACCCATGTGTGGAGATTTGAAGATGGCTTCGGGGATAATTTTATAAAATGGGTATTGGATAAATTTAATGTGAAACTTAACCGTGTCCAGCGTACTATCTTTGCTGATTACGATTATATTCAGGTACCTGATTTAGTAAATAAATATAAAGCATGTGTAGAGGAATACTATAAAAAAGATTTTGAAAGGTTTAATTATTAATGAATCTAACTAATGAATATTATTATTTTCCCGAAGCCATAGACAAAAAAACCTGTAATAAAATAATAGAGTTAGGAGATAAAGGTTTTGATGAAGCAGTAGTTGGGCATGGCGGGACAGAAAGACTAGACAAACAAATTAGAGTAAGTAAAGTTGCTTGGTCAAATGACCAATGGCTATATGATTTAATCTGGCCCTATATGGAAGAAGCAAACGCACAATCTGGTTGGAAATACGACATTAAAGCTGCTGAATCTGTCCAGATAACTCGGTATGAAAAAGGTGGGTTTTATAATTTCCATCAAGACGGGAAAAGTGACAATCTATCTGCTTATAATCTGCCAGAAAACAATTTCTTACACGGAAATGTTAGGAAACTGACTATGGCTATCACATTAAACGATGACTTTGAAGGAGGCGCATTTCAGTTCGTCACATTATTAGAGAAAGGAGCATCTAGCATATACACTCCAGATTTTAATAAAGCAGCTACTTTAGGGTCTATTATGGTGTTTCCTTCTTTTATGATGCACAGAGTTGAGCCAGTAACCAAGGGTGTCCGGTATTCATTTGTTTTGTGGTTTGTAGGGGCGCCGTTTAAATGAAAGAGGACTGCAAAGATTTTATTGGGGTTTTTCCAGAGGTTTACCCAAGCGGGTTTTGTGACCACGTAATAAAGGAGTTTAACCGTAACCAAAGTCTTGGCGCTGGCAGTACTCGTCTAGCTGAAGGTAAAGACAAGCACGACGTAGATGATTTTCATATTTTTGCTAACGGACAAATTTTGGAGTTTAAGTGGTTTGAAGAAAAAGACACTCGGGACATGTTTTTTGAGGGCTTGCAGCGGTGTTTTGAAACTTATACAACTGAATTTTCTGTAATGAAATCCACCCGTCTACGCTGTAAGAACATGAAAATTCAGAAGACCACCCAAGGTGGTGGTTATCACACATGGCACGGGGAGCAAGGTAACGGGGACCAACAAGGCAATCGGGGATTGGTTTATGTGCTCTATTTAAACACTCTACCGCAAGAAGCAAACGGTGAGACAGAATTTTTATATCAACAACGAAGGATAAACCCTGTTGGAAACACAATGGTGTTATGGCCCGCTTCATTTACTCATGCTCATCGGGGAAATCCCGTTTATGGGGACAACACAAAATACATCGTAACTGGGTGGTTCCACTACGAATAAGAACGGCATACATGCTAGAGTAAATAATGACTGAAGAAGAGATGGCTCTGATGATTGAGAAGGCGGCGGAAGCGGGTGCTAAGAAGGCCCTGCGTAAGGTGGGGCTGTCTGATGATGACGCGCAGGAGTGGATTACAATTAAGGGATTTCCTAACGAAATAGATTGGCCCGTTGAGCCTAGTTAAATATATGGGATAAGCTTTCTATGTCTGCTAGTAGGCAACCAACAATGAAGTCGGACTTACAGGATGTTCTGATTACGGTTGCCCGTATTGATGAACGCATTGTCACTATATTTAATCGCCAAGCGTTAATTGAAGCACGAGTTAATTCTATGGATGAGAAAATCCAACAAATGAACCCGTCGGTTAAGTTTGGGGAAAGGGTGTTCTGGATTGTTGTGGCTGTTATAGCCGCTGGAGCGGGAAAGATCTATTAAATGCCTCTTACCAAATTACAATTCAGGCCCGGCGTAAACAGGGAAACCACCTCCTACACCAACGAAGGCGGCTGGTTCGATTCTGATAAGGTGCGCTTCCGGTTCAGCCTTCCCGAAAAGATAGGCGGATGGGTAAAAAAATCCAGCTACAGCTTCCTGGGGGTGTGTCGCGCCCTGCATACCTTTGTTTCACTGGCAGGTACGAAGTTAACCGGAGTAGGGACCTCTCTTAAATACTACATAGAACAGGGGGGCCTGTATTGGGACATTACCCCTATACGGGCCACCACCGCAGCAGGGGATGTGACCTTTGCGGCGGTCAACGGCTCTGCGGTTCTTACCATAACAGACACGGCCCACGGGGCAGTCGCTAATGATTTTGTGACGTTCTCCGGGGCAGTCAGCCTTGGCGGCGTCATTACTGCGGGGGTGCTTAATCAGGAATACCAGATCGTCACTGTTGTAGATGCCGATACCTATACGATTTCGGCCCGTACCGCAGCGACCACGATCCAGAGCCTGACTGTGGATGGTGCAATTGTCGATACCCCTGTCCCTGCCAATGTTTCTGACACAGGCAACGGAGGCGGTTCTACCGTAGGTACTTATCAGGTAAATACAGGTTTGATTATAGCTGTAGCCGGTACAGGCTGGGGGTCAGGTACATGGAGTCGTGGGACGTGGGGATCAGCAGCCACCACTACGACTTCCACTGAATTAAGAATATGGACACACGATAACTTTGGCGAAGATCTTCTCTTTAACGTCAGGGACGGTAACATCTATTTCTGGGATACCGACACGGATACCTTGGGCACTGACCGGGGGATACCCCTTACTCTTCTTGCTGGTGCGGATGCCGCTACACCCACCGTTGCCAAGCAGGTGTTGGTAAGTGACAGGGATCGCCATGTCATTGTCTTCGGGTGTGATCCTGAAACAGCCATTGGAACGCAGGACCCCCTCCTGATTCGCTTCAGTAACCAGGAGTCCATAACTACGTGGGCGGCGGCAGCTACCAACACCGCAGGGGATCTCAGGGTGGGTTCTGGCTCCGAGATTATCTGCGCGGTTGAGACACGTCAGCAAATATTGGTATGGACCGATGTTTCCGTACACGCCATGCAATACCTGGGGCCTCCGTTTACCTTTGGTATTGACCAGATTTCAGAGAACACCACCATTGCAGGTCCGCTTGCAGTCAAGGCCGTGGACGACATGGTGTTCTGGATGGGTGTGGAAGAGTTCTATATCTACACCGGACAGGTACAAAAGCTTCCTTGTTCTGTACGATCCTACGTGTTCAATGACTTTAATGTTGAACAACAGGAACTGGTCACGGCAGGGCTTAATTCCTCCTTTTCCGAAATCTGGTGGTTCTATCCCTCTTCCGAGGCTACTGAGGTAGACCGGTATGTGGTTTTTAACTACGAGGAGAAGGTGTGGTACTACGGCACCATGGTACGCACTTACTGGCTAGATCGCGGGGTCAATGACTATCCGGTTGCCGCCAATACCGACGGCTACCTCTACAATCAGGAATTCGGGCTTAACGACGGCACTACCACCCCCGCCTCGGCCATCTCCAGTTATATCCAGTCCAGCCAGCTCAGTATCGGGGAAGGCGAGGAGTTTGTATTCCTGAATCGTCTCATTCCAGACCTGACCTTTGATGCGTCAACCGATTCTGCCGCTTCAGTGAACATGACCCTCGAAACACGGAACTATCCCGGTGGGCAATACTTGCAGAGCACGGCTTCTGCGGTCACCCAGACAGCTACCACTCCGGTAGAGCAATTCACTACCGAAGCCTATATCAGGCTCCGGGGACGCTCGTTTGCCCTGAAGGTGGATTCAAGCACCATAGATATCCAGTGGCGGCTGGG